TACTTACCCACCAATCAAATCCTATTTCCCCACCCTAGAGACGGAGTTCTACCCTCTTCTCCTAGGTAGGTGGTTCACACTCTCCACCGGAAGTGCGGTTGGGGTATGTGCGAGTTGCTGGCACGTCGTACCTGCCCTGTATCTGACCCTTTGTCAGTTGCCTTTCGGTCAGGGTGAGGAATGGAGATGCGATGAGTGTCCAGGCGTGCGAGTCCGCACCAACGGAAAGTTGAGGAAGAAGTGAACTACGACGATCTCATCTTCGGGAGCTACTCAATTGACGTAGTCCTCGAAGCGGTGAATGACGTGGAGTGGCAGACGCTTCGCATCTCACTGAAAGGTCTTCCGACGGAGGAGAAACTCTCCCGCCTACGGAAGTACATCGGAGAGGATGCTTCGCACGAGGCGAAGGTCCGTGTTACGAATTACGTCTACGCGTTAAAACGAGGAGGACAGTTACGATGACACGAAATTGCCACTGCGGTGGTAGACTACAAAGGACGGATGTCGTGCTTGACATCACCGCGTCACTGAAATACGGACGATCGATGTTCAGGGATACGGATGCGGAGAAAGCAAATTGGCGTTGTGACAAGTGTGGGGCGGTTCGCACACAGCGGAAGCGTCAGGCGAAGGCGAAGGTGTCACAGTGACGGAAGAAACACGAAAGATCGCAGTCACGCTCCACGTGAAGCTCGTGAAGATCATCGACATGCCCGTTTCGATTCTCGCAGAGGCGGAGATCGACGAGAGCGGGGACGTCTACAACGACGCAGTCGCGGAGAGAATGAAACCCGCCATGGATCTGCTCTGTGGCTGGGACGACTGGACGATTGAGGAGGAGGACCACGAACAGGTGGAAGAGTGGAAGATGGTTCCGATCGGAGAAGCCGCGGAACTCGTGAAGAAGGAGAAGGAAGATGCAAATAACGGATAAGAAGTTCCTGACGATGCTCGCGAAGGACTTCCTCGCAGGCGAACTGACGTCGAGGGAATTCGTGGAGCAAGTCGCAGACAGCCGCATCGCCACGGAAGAGGAGACCGTCACAATGCATTTCGCGGCGAGGGAGGACAAGCAGCTTGGTGCGCTCCTCCGAGCGTGGTGGGAAGGTGTCGTGTTTGATACGAACTGGGAAGGCTACGGGCACGATGAGCGCGTCGCCGTGAACAAGTGGCTCGGAGACATGGTCCACGCGGAAGAGCTTATGTTGGCTCCAACTGCCGACCCTGACACCGACCGCAGCAAGGGAGGGACGGTGCCTGATGGAGCTTAAGGCGAATCCACGGTGGGTGCTTGACGTCGGCGTCTTCGTGAAGTACGTTGCGTCGCTCACCACGATTGACAAGAGGTTGAAGAAGGCCGTTGGCCGTGACTCCGACTCTGGCGGATGCGGCTTTGGCGTGCGAGACGGTCAGTGGGAGTTCGACACAGAGGCGGAAGCGGAGAAGGCACGAGAGGCCGTAGGCAAGGAGTTCCGCGAAGCGGAACTTGACTATGCGAACACGTACGAACTGAACGAGGAGGACGAGGAATGAAAGGGAAGATTACGCCGCTCCTGTCAAAGATAACCCCTGACGCCCGTGATGGACGGAAAGACAAGTTCATCCCACGAGAGAAGGCACGGGAGTTGTTCGAAGCAGGGAAGCTCTACGTCGACGTGACCAACAGCCGCACCGAACGGGTATACTGCCCCGTCGAGGGGAATTCCGAGTGGATGCAGTACGTCGTTAACGAAAGGACAAGAGTATGAAATTCATCCTACGTATAGGCTGGGAAGACAACGTTCGGGAAACCGATTGGACCACGCTTGAAACTGTCGCCCAGGCATACGAAGAAGTGTTCGACCCCGAAGTGCATACGACGCTCCGGGCGATGTACGCGCAAGTCGATCTCGTCAACAACGAAGGGAACTATCACGACTTCGTTCTGCAAGTTCTGGAGGTGCGTGGTGTCTAAGTGGAGCGGATCTCTCCCCACACACTGCCAGCTGTGCAGCCGACCCCTCTCTCAGCAATTCGTCGATGGGAAGACCGTAATGGGTCCCTGGGCGATTATGTGTGCCATCTGCCACTGGAAACACGGTGTCGGTGAAGGCATTGGCAAGGGACAACGTTACGACCTCACGACACGTGAGAAGATGGGAGTTGAACCGTGAGCAAGACCCCGCTCGAATCCTTCAGTGAGCTCGTTTCGTCCGGCACGGAGACAAAGGAGCTCGTCAAGTTCTTCTCCGACATCGCCCTCTCACACGGCGATTGGATTGCGTCGTGGATCGAACTGAAGAGCCTTCCATCCGCAGGCCCTGCTTCGTGGGCGGACCTCCGCAAGTTCCTCCAAGAGGACATTGCCAGGCACGGCTACGACTTCGGTCAATGGCGCATTGAGAGTGTCACGGCAATCGCCCTGATGACCCTCTCGTGCATGTCCCTCGCCAAGCTGATGAGGACCGTCACCCTAGCCTGTGCAGAGGCACACGCTGCGGAGAACAGCCTCCGAGACATCGGAGAGATCATCGCACACATCGTCTACGGAGCACAGCATGAAAAGAAGTAGGAAGAAGGGCGTCGAGGCCCAGATCCGCAACATCCGCAACGTCCTTCGCAGGGAAGGACTGAAGGCGGGAGAACGTTACGCAGCAAAGATCGGCGTGACCGTTCCAGGTGAAGTGCTTCGCTCGGCAGCAAGGTGGTGGGAGAAATCCCATCACCGCGCTCAGCAACGTAAGTCGCTCGGGAAGTACGGTTGGCAACTCTACAAACTTCGGTTGGAGGAGGAGACACATGGAACGGCATCCGCATCATCACCATCTGACGAAAGCTGAGGAGAGGGAGATCATCTCCGAAACGGCAATGCAGTACGCACGACTCGAACTTGAGAAGGTCGCGCAGTACATCACGGATCTTCTCCAGCTCGGCGATGAGGGCGTTGTTGAACGCATGGACCTCCTCGACGGAAAGCTGGACGTTGCGAAGCGTTGGATTCAGGTCCACCAAGACTACATCAGCACGCTCCCGACGCAAGTGGCGCACCCCATTCCCGACCACGAGGACGACGACAAGGAGGGGGAAAGATTGTAAATGGGACTTGATTGTCCCATTCATTCTGATGTATAATTACTATACCATGAAGTCAGCCACCAACACCGTCACCTTCGAAACAGACGTTGATTTCAAAATCTGTGTTGTGGTATACTTCATATCTTCGTAAACGTAAGTAGAGCAGGAGACCGTTACACATGGACATGTCCAAGTTCCAAACCGAGATCGCGGCAATGACGCCTGACCAGGTTCGCGCTGAACTGGCGAAGGCGAAGGATCTGCAGGCCAAGCACATGGCCAAGCAGAAGGAGTACAACTCCAAGCCCGAAAACCAGGAGAAGCGCAAGCAGTACTCGAAGGAGTACAACTCGCGCCCCGAGGTTCAGGCGAAGCGGACCGAGCACCGCAAGGCGTACATGGCTCGCCCCGAGGTCAAGGAGAAGCAGAAGGCCTATCGGACGGCTCGCCAGGAACGCACCAAGCTCCTGATCGCCGCGGCCCAACAGCAGGGCATCGACGTGAAGGAATTCGGGTTCAAGGCCTAACAGGCCGACGTAGGGGAGGACGAGGTTTGTCCTCCCTTTCGTTTGGTCAAGGAGTTGCATTCAATGTTGAGGAAAGATTTCCAGAACACCGTGCCACCAATCGTGGTATGCTTCAGCGGCGGGTTAGATTCGTCCGCTCTCCTGCAGATGTGCGTGGACCGTCACGGAAACGAGGCAGTCACCGCAATCAGCTTCGACTACGGACAACGCCACGTTCGTGAACTCACCGCAGCGATGGCGATCGGGAGCATGCTTCGCGTGCGGCACAAGATCATCAGGCTGCCGAAGGACGCGTTCCGAGGGTCCTCGCAGACGGACTTCGAGATCGACGTTCCACACGGTCACTACGCCGACGAGAGCATGCGAGTGACTGTCGTTCCTAACCGCAACAGCCTCATGCTCAACTACGCAGCAGCATGGGCGATCTCCACGAACGCGAAGACTGTCGCATACGCTGCTCACGCGGGGGACCACGCAGTATACCCGGACTGTCGTCCCGAGTTTGCAGAGGCACTCTCCGTCCTCTTCGAACGGATCCACTTCGATCCGATTGAGCTGTTCACTCCCTTCATCACGCTGTCCAAGCGGAGCATCGGCAAGATCATCAACAACCGTCCGGAGCTGATCCGCTTGACGTATTCGTGCTACGAAGGAAAGGACGTCCACTGCGGCCTGTGTGGCACGTGCGTGGAACGCAAAGAGGCGTTGGAGGGATTCGATCCCACAACGTACGCAGCATGACAGTCGAAGTGATTCGTGCGAACGGTACGGAAGAGACTCACGTTCTCGACCTCAACCCCGAAGACTACATCCTCGGTGAAGTGCACCGTCTCATCAACTGCGACTGCGTGAACATCGTGAACTTACGTATACACAAGCAGGTGATGCTCGTGGACGATAACGGCTACGCAAAGCAGCTTCCCTTCAATGCGAAGGCTACGAAGCTCTACCACAGCGTCTGTCATCCAGGCACGACAAGTCCGATCGTCGGCGATGTCGTCCTCGTCAAAGAGGAGGATTTCCAATAATGTGGAATCGTTCACAAGCCTACCAACTGATCGCGGACGTGCGAGAAGTCGCAATGCGCTTCAACTACCACGTCTGTCTCGGTGGAAGCATCCTGCACGTCGGTCACAGTGAAAAGGATGTCGACATCTACTTCCTCCCAATGCACGGGACCGGCCGTCCTGACTGCGATGGTCTCATCGGCGCGCTGGACATTCATTGGGGGTACGCCGAGGACATGGCAGAACGGGATAAGTACCCGACGGAGCCAGGCTATCGAGCCGCTCGTAAGGTCCAGTGGAAGTTGGAACCAACCAAGCGCATTGACTTTTGGGTGCTCGGATGATCTTCATAACGGACGCGGAGAAGCTCCAACTGGAGGAGTTTCTCATCGACCGTCAGTGGAAGCCAGGGACGTCACAGGACACCTGGATCCAGTTTAGGTGGAAGGGGTCGGAGGAGTTAGATCTTCCGTACTTCTTCCTCGCGACTGAACGTCGAGGTGACGATGTCTTCGAAGTCGGAGGCATGGGTGTTGGAGACAACACGTGGTCGGATGAAGAGGTGCAAACACACCTCACCGACATCCTCAAGGCAGGGACGGACTATGGAGCACGACTCAATGTCGAACGATACCTCGCCAAGTTGGGCGTGGAAGGTGCACAGGGACATGCTATCAACGTCCTCCGAGCAGTCTACGGAGACCTCGAGGTACCTGCACCGCCTGCTCCTCTCAAGCGGACATTGTTCTACGACGCAAAAGACGGCTACGGCTGGGTGCAATTCACCTGGAAGGGTGGAGAAAGCATCCACGTCGTAACGAGCGTGAGGAGTGTCGATGCCGACGGCTACTCTACCTACAGCGGTTATCTTCGGAGTTGCGCAGGCAATGCAATTCCATTTCCCAACGGCATATTCGGAGGAAGGGCGTACAATGCACTTACAGGACAGAATAACGTCCCTCTCACAGGTTACGGAGTCCGCGAAGTTAGCCGCGGCAGCCTGGGCGAGGGACATAACGTTGAACCAATCCCGCATGCAGATCTTCCGGGACTGCCCGAGGAAGTTCTACTGGAGGTTCGTGGAGAATCTCGAGGCGGACCGACCAGCAATGAACCTGGAAGTGGGGAGCGCGACTCATGAGGGACTTGCGCAGCTGGGCGCGGGAGTGGATCTTCCAGCGTCAATCGTCGCCGCTAAGGAAAGGTTCCGACGCGATCTTCCGAAACGTCGTCTTCCCGGTGATGATGAGATGTATGCGGAGGGGGAAGAGCTCGTTGAGAAGCTCCTCATCCACTATGTCGAGTTCTGGGGCGACCAAGGGAAGATGTTCAGGCCGCTCGGAAACGAAGTTGCTGGGACCGTCGAAGTAGGGGAGGGCACCGGGATCTTCCTTCGCTTCCGCACCGACAAGTTCGTTCACGCCTTCGGGGGACTGTGGATCGTCGATCACAAGACCGCCGCGAAGATGGACATGCGGGAGATGATGAAGTATCAGATGGACTTGCAGATGACCGCATACATCTACGGCGCGACGAAACTCCTGAAGACTCGTGTCCAGGGCGTGATTGTCGACTTCCTTGTGAAGACGAAAGTCCCTCAGTTCAACAGAGAGGCGTTCGAGCGGACGGATGCTGAGCTCCGTGAGTTCGAATACAACTTCACGAATTGGGCGCGGACGATCCAACGGTGCCACTTCGACCTCGGCTACGAAGGAACGACTGACAACGTCTACGTCGTGCCGACTACGGAGCCTTGGCTCGCCTTTCCGCGGGATGAGAAGGAATGCTTCCGATTCGGAACTTGTCTCTACCGCGGACTGTGCATGGATCCTTCGAACATCGGACTTCGTGCGGAGTTCGTGAGACGCAAGGAAGACTACGTCGATGATGCAGTGCTCCTGACGGAGGGAGAGAAGCCGTGATCTGGGACTGGCCTACTTTCTGGATCGGCTTCTTCTGCGCTTGGTGCGGATACCTCCAATGGTCGAAGGAGGACAGGTGAACATCCGCCCTCTCTACGGGATGATGATCGTCACACGAGACGCTGACGCCGGCGTGTACGTTTCGAAGGATGGGAAGGTCGTTCTTCACATGCCCGACAATGAGCGGATCCGTGCGCAAAGCGGACTCGTTCACATTCACAACGCTGCCGGAGACTGGGACGGACGAGTCCTCGACGGTCGGCGCATTCTCTTTTCGAAGTACTCGGAGAGGGAATTTCAACTCGGTGGCAGAATGTTCTGCACCGTTGACGAGCGAGACGTACTCGCCGTATTCACTAGGAGCGAAAGCATGGAAAAGAAGACCTTCTTGGAAGAAGTGACGAAGCAGCTTGGCCTCGTCGAAGGCGAAGAACTCTCGAGCAGCGATCTGACTGCGATTGCGGAAGAGATCACCGCCTGGGCCGAAGACGAAATCGGCGTGGAAGAGGACGACGACGAGGACGTGGCGGAAGAGAAGGAAGAAGCCTAAGATGAGCCCCGTCGTGAAGGTACTCGGAGAGATCCGGGTACCTCGCCTCGGCATCCTAACGGTCGTGGAGAACTCGATGGAAGACGCTTGGCAGATACAGCTGACGCACGAAAACGTGAGTGGACCACTTCTCACGCTGGCAGTCGTCAACGGCCAAGTGGTCTTCCTTCCTCACGACTATACGAAAGAACGGGACATCACCTTTGATACCAAGTCTTAAGCGGACGAACGAAATGGGCGATGCGTGGGCTACGATCCTCGCATACGCCGTGCCTCGCTGGGGAAAGACGATGCTCACGCGGACGGCTCGACGCCCACTTGTCCTCGCGTGTGAGATGGGAGCGAAACGTGGCCTGGGAACACTCCAAGACCTCGCCATTCCCTACCTTCCCATCGACGACATGGAAACGCTCTTGCAGGTCGCACGTGAGCTCGGCAAGAATCGAGACGTCTGCACGTTCGAGGGTGAGGAGTTTGAAACTGTCATCCTCGACAGCGCGAGCGTCGCGGGAGAGCTAGGCCTGGAAGGCGCACAGAAGATCAAGGGCTGGCAAGGTCTCTGGGACACGATGGGCACGGGAGGGAAGGACCCTCGCATGGCCTATCCCTACATGAACGAGAAGATGCGGCAGTTGATGAAGCTGCTGATGAACGTTCAAGCAAACTTCCTCGCCATCGCCCGAGAGAGCATGGCCGAGGAGAAGGACACCGAAGGCAAGATCATCACGTATAAGGTGCCTGAGTTCCCCGGACAGAAACTCCCTCATGAACTTCCAGGGTGGCCCGATGCCACTCTGCGCGGAGACATTGTCAACGGACAGCGTCTCCTACGAACTCGCACTCATATGCGAGCAGTCGCAGGAATTCGGGTGCCCGGACTAAACGTGCCTGAATTCCTGCTCCCGAACACCGCAATACTGTGCGATTGGATGCGTACGGGAGACGCGAAACTCCTTGCACAGCTCACACCTCAAGTCGGTAAACCCAAGGCTGTCGCGGTGACAGCCGCTCGTTAACGTAGGAGATAGTTCAATGCCACTTCCTCAGAATCTCGCCGGTGGAGAAGTCAAGGGATCAGATCCCGTTCCCGCCGGTACGTACAAGGGTCGTCTCGCCAAGATCGAGGCTTTCGATCCTGACGAGGCTCGTGCTCAGGGCAAGAAGACCGACGCCCAGCACGCCTCACTCCGCCCGGACTGGGTCATTCAAGATGAAGGGGAGATGTTCGGAAGACACATCTTCGACAACCTCACGCTGGCCCCCGGCAAGGCCTTCATGCTCCGCAAGTTCCTCGATGCGATCGCGTGGCCGGATGACAAGCCGGTCTTCGAAGACGGCGTCTTCGTCGGCAAGAGCGACATGCTCGACGCTCAGGTCATCCTCGTCGTCGAAGTCGAGGCGGAACGCACTGACCCGAACACGGGCAACACGTACGAGGCGCGGAATCGCGTCAAGAACTACATCAGCGTCTTCGGCTAGGAACTTGCATGGCGTAGCCTCCTACTACGCCTCCTAGCCATGGGCCCCCTGAGGTGTGATTCGCAGTCCGCCTCAGGGGGGTTCCCTATTTGGAGGATTTCATGATTGACGGAAACATCTTCTTCGGAGGAATGATCTTTGGTATCGCACTTACCGCGGTCGCCATCGCTTCCTTCGTACTCGGAACCCGATTCACGTTAGAGAGGAAGAAGCATGCCCAAGCAGAAGAAAGACAAGGACACGGCCTTTTCGAGCGGCGCACGGCGGTCGGAGAAGCTCCCTAATACGACTCGCATCCCTCAAGGGTTTCTCGAGCTCATCGCTCGTCGGGGTGACGAGGGCGAGGTGAAGTATGGACGCTTCAACTACCGCAAAGGCCTGCTTGACCGCGACTTCATCGAGCAAGGCTTCGCGCACGGCCTGAAGCACCTCCAAGAGCTCTCCAACCACTACCACAACCACGGAGACTTCCCTCACCAGACCGACGACGACCTTGCAGGCGCAGCGTGGGCTCTGATGATGCTCTGGGAAGCTCGAGAGAAACATAGAGACGCGGTGCCCGCGTGAAGATCGACAGAGTCTTGGAAGGCGGACACGCAAAGCTCCGCTTGACTGTCGAAACACTCGATCTTCACGGTCACGCCAAACTCACGCTGAACGATGTCACGAAGGAAGAGCTTTACGCCATCATCGACAAGTGCGCCGTCGATCTTGTCGATCTCCTCAGGCGCATTAAGGACTTGACCGCATGATCGTAACACGCAGCATTGAATTTCCCATGGGACACCGCCTGCAGCATCACGCAGGGCTCTGTCGTCACATCCATGGACACAACTATCGCGTTGAGGTGGAAGTCCAGGCTGACAGTCTCGACGAGCAGGGAATGGTCATCGACTTCTCCGACCTCAAACGGGAGATGGAAGCCGTCTTCAAGAAGTACGACCACGCCTTCGTCTGCGAGATGGGCGATCCGTTCGCCGAGCTCCAGCGTTACGCGTGGGAAGGTGGCGTCTCAAACGCTCGCCTGGGCATGGATCGAATCTTCGAGATCGGTGCTCCGCCAACGGCGGAGTGCCTGGCCAAACACTGGCTCGGAGAACTCGACGCGAAGATCGGCCGAGAAGACGGAAGCATGTACGTCAGCGCGGTAACGGTTTACGAAAGCTCCAACACGAGCGCGAGGTACGAGAACCATGCATCACTCATTCCAAATCGCTGAACGCTTCGTCAGTCCGCAAGGCGAAGGCGTGTACGCAGGGACTCTCATGGGCTTCATCCGCTTTACGGGATGCAGCGTCGGGAAGAAAGTCTGTCATCACTGCGACACGGACTTCGACAGGATGGATCCGTGGAAAGGTGGCGGATCTCTCACGCTGACCGCTCTCGTAGACTGGGCGAAGGCCAATGAACTCGTTCACGTCTGCTTTACGGGCGGTGAGCCA